TTAATCATATTCGTCATGAGCTACCCGAGCTAACACAAATCAATGAGACGTCTGGTCGCTATTATGAAACACCAGCGGGCAGGCGCTACCCATCTGTCACTTCAGTTGTTGGTATTCGATCCAAATCTGATATTCTTGAATGGCGAAAGCGTGTTGGTGAAGAAGAGGCCAATCGAATTAGTCGGCGCGCCGCTAATCGAGGGACCAAAATCCATTCATACTGTGAAGACTATCTGAATAACAAATCTGTGAATCCAGATATGGTTGATTCCATGGTCTGGAATTCGATGATACCAGAACTGAATAAAATTGACAATATCCACTTCATTGAGCAACGGCTTTGGTCTGATAAACTTCAGGTTGCTGGTACAGTGGACGCGATTGCCAAGTATGAGGGTAAGCTATCTGTCATTGATTTCAAAACATCCGGACGAGTCAAAACACTTGATGACATTCATGGATACTTTCACCAAACGGCTGCATATTCATTTATGGCATGGGAAAGAGTTGGCATCCTTGCAGAAGATCTAGTGATCATTATGGGTTGCGATGAAAGCAATACGGCACTAGTGTTTAAACAGAAAGTAAAAAAGTGGTTACCAGAATTCATCACAATACGGGAAGAATATGCAAAACTTTACAACTGCTAAAAAAACTAAAAATTCCAATATTGACCTAGAAGAGATTATCAAGGTTAAACAGAATGGTAATAAGCTATTTGCTAGTAAGCCGATGGCGACTTTTCATGAGTTTTACCTTACTGGGCGAATAGAGGAAGCCGATGAATACATTTCAGTTTTTGATATGATTCGTCACGCAAGTGAAGAAGATGTAATCAAAATCTATGTAAACAGCCCCGGCGGCGATCTATTCACAGCACTTCAATTCGGTCGAGCTATGGGTGACTCTGATGCAACGATCATTGTGTCTGTTGAAGGACAATGTTGCTCTGCTGCGACAATTATTGCTCTTGCTGCTGACATGGTTGAACTTTCCAATCATTGTGTTTGGATGTGTCACAACTATTCATCGGGTATGATTGGAAAGGGTCATGAATTACATTCTCAGGCAGAATTTGAACGGGATTGGTCAATTAAGTTGATGAAAGATATTTATGATGGATTTTTATCTGAGAGCGAAATTCAACGTATGTTAAATGGTGCGGATCTTTGGATGGGTGCCGATGATGTCATGGAGAGATTAAATAAACGGCAAAAACGTATACAAAAGAAAAATAAATCAAAAAATTAATTAAAATAAATGGGGGATTAATCCCCCATGTTTATCCTATATCTCGCCGTATTGTTTCCGCAAATCATCCAAAACTATATTTAACTTCTCATCACTTTGTTGATACCAACCTTTACCGATTGTAATTTTATATTTCTTACAATACATTTTTATTTGTGTAACTTGAGGTCTTTGAATTTTAATTTTTCTATTCGCTTTTACCTTTTCTTTCCATTCCTCGGTCTGTGAAATGTTATCGACACCATACGTATCATGCAAAGTTTGCTTTTTCTTCTTCTTGAATTCTTCGGTTATTACATAATATTCAACACCATATCTTTCCATACACGTGCTTTTCATTTTTTCATTGACTTCTAGTGTTTTCTTTGGGTGATCCACGCCATAAATTTGTAGCCATGTATTTTTCGCTTTTTCTCTGTTATTATAATTTTCATCATTATATCGTTCTAGCTTTGTCATTTTACTTTTTTGTTTAACCACAGGGCTCTTAAAGGCATTATCGACCCCCATATTGATTAATAGTGTTTGTTTTATCTTTGCTTTAACATTTTCGGATTGAAATGCATTTTCTACACCCAAAACATCGACCATTCTTTGTCGAGCTAAGTCTCTATCAAAAAACCCATCATTGTTGTGAAGATTATAAAACATTGGGTTATCTTTTGCGTTTACCTTGCGAAGAAATCTGGTTTCGTATTTAAATGCTTCTTCACCGGATATAAATATACGTAATCGTCTGATCACAAAAACATCTAATCCATGCTCTTGAATTATTTTATGTATAGTTCCAGATGATGTAATGTACCCACCATCTTTCATAAATTGATTTGGGTCCGTTGTAGTCTTACTCCATTTTGCCCCCGCGTAATACATACCATTATGTGTATTTTGAATAATATAAAAAAATGGTTTATAGGTAGTCATAGCTGTGTTTCCTTTCTTTGTGAAGTGTACAAAAACATAGAACCAGTGGGTTATTGCGGCAACCGCGACTGGTATTTTTATTTATAATAAATTCGCGAGAAAATACACGATCTTTAGTCGTGTATTAGTTCACAGGAGAACTTTACGACCAGATGAATTTTGAACGCACTTGGTCTGAAGGTCTTTTCCGTGACGTCTATGATGGGTTTCTTACTGACAAAGAGATTAATGCAATGCTTGACGGACGCGATATCTGGCTTGCGGCGGATGATGTCATGAAGCGTCTTGAGCAACGTCATAACAAGATGAAACGTAAGGCTAAGAAGACTATGCAAGAGATCAAGATGACTCAAGCAAAAGATCAAGACGATGATTAAAATTATTTACAACATTAACCGGATGTGATACAATATAATTATAGTCCATGTGAGAGGTTGATTATGAGTATGATCAGAATCTTTGAAAAGCCTTCCAAGAAGAAAAAGCCTAATGCCAAACAGCGACAGCTTCAGACCGATTGGGAAACTATGCTGAAAAAGTATGAATCAAAGAAAGAAGTGAAAATTGAGAAAAAGAAACCATTGAAGTACAATCTTGGTGTCCCAGAAGATCGGAGCACTAAGCATCTCCCTTCTGTTGAAACCACTCGTGGCAATGCTACTAAGGGTAATGATAAGGTATATACTGGTGATAAGATTCTTGGTATCGCGGTAATGCATAAGTCGTCGATGGTTCCTATCTTTTCTCAAGAAGAAGCTGTTGATGTTGCACGTATGAGGCGTGGTTAAGGTGACAAATCTATATGAATCAAACTGAACTATCAAATCGTCTTATTGTTCTCGACCGTTGGTTCACATATTTTCTCCGAGAGTTCTCAGAAAAGATGGAAACTGTTGAACAAGACCATCCAATTAATCGGCTTTATAAAGACAAGTATAAAGAATATTCTTCTGTGACTAAGCAACTTAACCTATTAAAAATGAAAAAACATGTTTGAAACTCCGACACAATTCTCTCTCCATATTGAGCAACTAGCCAATGAAAACAAGGTGAGTCATATTGACGCGATTCTTCGTTATTGTGAAGAAAATTCACTAGAGCCAACTGATGTTGCTAAGTTTATCAACAAACCACTGAAAGATAAAATTGAGAACGATTTTCGTGAGCTTAATATGCTTCCTAAGGTTCCCACTCTACTTTTTGACTAATTATGAAACTAAAACTGATTAACTACAACGTTGGCCCATCCAAAGCAGATAATGAATTCATTTGGGTTGATTCTGAAAATGATGATAAGGAGTTCAGCCCTATCTTCGCAGATGAAGATTCGGCCATTATGTGGCACTCGATGATGCAATCTTATTTCTGCCCTAATAAGAACTGTCACATTCGATGGTATGATTCAAGTGAGATTTTGGAAGAAGCATGGCTGAGTGGGGTATGAAATTCCGATAGGTATTTGAAATGGATGGTTTCAGAGCATGTAAGTTGTATATGGCAGTAAAACTCCACTTTGAATCTGAAAAGTATGATGTGTTTGAGACAAATGGTAAAACCAAATATCTCAGGGAACATTATGACAAAAGAAGAGATCGAGTTCTATTTGAGCGACTGGCTAAGAAATTTGCCAATGAGCGGGATCTAATTCAATTCTATGTGGCCAATTATGCTTATGGTAATCCAGATAAAATCTATAGTGGTGATGCTCATGAATATTACGATATTTGGATTAAGCGTAAACAGTCGATGACTCAGGTGTTTAGAAATGATTTATCGACAATCTTTTCTAGTCTTGAGAACAAGAAACTCTCTGGCCAATCAATGCTGTCGATTGATAACGGAGACCCAGAACTTTTATTACTATACTTAGGAGGTCACATAACGTTAGAATCAATGGTAATCATCCAAGAACTTGAAAATTACTTGACAAAATGGGAACCAATGATCATGTTATGGCATGAGTATTTTAAGACAATCCAAAAATCCCGAAGATTTGTCAAGTTCGACGCAGATAAGTGTAGTATAATTTACAATCAATTCAAAGAGAACCTAACTGAGCTGAATCATGGCTAAGAAACAAAAACTGAATTACAA